CGAGAAACCTAGCTCAGCCGCGTACTTCGCTAGATCCCCGAGACTAATGCGTGTGTCTGACGCGATGATTACGTCATCACCCTGAATTAGCATCCTATCCTGTTTAGGAGCCGATCCAGTTGCACGAATCCACACATAGTTCATCAGAAACAGGTTTGTTACCGATCCCACGATCGTCGTGAACATCGAACCTGAAGGAATTCCTTTGTGTTTTTGGAACACTGTTCCATCGGGAGTAATGATTCGTGAATGTATGAAGTCGCTGACGTACCTATCCCACACTTCACGCGAGGTCTCATCTAGATCGAGATGCGTCCGAAGCACACGGAATACATCATCCAGTAGAAACGCAGGCGCGGATGCGTCAAACGCCGAATAATCTAGCGAATAGACGTACCTGAACCGCGATTGGAGTTCCGAGATGAGCGATCCTTTCTCAACCGCCCTGAGGCCGATGGCAAATGGCCTTCTTCTCTCCAAGTTCGAATGGACTCTCTTTGAGAAAGCCGCACCCACAATACTCGTAGCGAGCGGCGCCATCCATACGAGCCGAGTTTTTGGACCAGAAGTCCCAGGCTGAACACGACGACCAAAGGTATAAGGAGGAAATCCACTCTCTCCCAACCAGATACGCCGACTAGCACGAAGACCCTTGTCCAGAACTTCTCCATTACGGCAGAAGTAAGGAGCGCCAGCATAATGAGACTTATGAATGAAGCGATCCACAACTTCATCCAGTGGATAAGGCTTTCGCCCTCCTGACGTGTCACCCGCAATAGCGAGCGTCGCACGAAAGGCATCCCCGTAAGACCGGGAATTCCACGATCGTCTGGTTCTGCTTCCAGATGCACTTCTAGTCTCGTCGTGGGGAAGTGCAGCTCTCCTGTTCGGAGAACCAACGCCTTCATCATCAGATCCCAACACTCTGGGCAATGATGCCGATGATGGATTGAGTTGTCTGGCAGGTCCAAGATCATAGCTGGTACCCGAGGAACGTCCGGTACCGGCGGCCTGAATGGCACTGGCGGCTTTGGTTCCGTTAGCCAACTCGGGGCTGATCCTGGGCCTTGGCGGTCCAGTGGGGTTCCCGTCCTCTCGCCTGCATGCGCATGGTCCGAGTCCAGAAACGGTGAATTGGTCGTCGCTTCCACTTCCGGAAGCTTTGGAGGCATGAACGGGACACCCATAACGCGAGAGCCCTTCTGCCACCCATTCAGGTGAGGTGACACTGCGATTGTCCCTTCCGGCGACCAACTCCGCAGCCCTGTCACCTAGTCTACGCTGGATCCCACGATCCACCGCCACTTTGGTGACTGGTCTACTGAGGTTACGCCTCGCCCTAATCCAATTCGGATTAGAACTGCGGTACTTACCGAAACTATTAATTCCGGCCCGCGCGTGAAGATCATCCAGATCCATTCTTCACGCTCCCTTCAGAAGCAGGTCTGACAGCGTCTCAAATCCCGACCTTGAAGATAAGAGAAGGCGTGGTGAGCAATCACGCATCGCATACTGCTTGCTCAAGGCAGAACAGGCCTCGTGTGCTTCACTTGTTAATGTGACGAGTTGGGATATTCCCATGGGTTAAGCCCACCACTCTCACTAAGTGTAAA